CCGACGACCGGGATCCCGGTCGTCGAATGGCTTAGGACTTGGCGGTCGACTTTTTCGACCGGCTCCTCGAGCGCCCTTTCGGCCTCGAGGTCGCGGGTTTGGTTTCGCCGCCGGCGTCGCCCTTCGGCGCCGGTTTCTTATTCTCGACGACCTTCTCGACCGCACCGCTCGCGATCAAATCGGCGTCGACTTTGGTTTCGGGATTGAGGTCGATCGGATCGCCTTCTTCGAACTTTTTGCCGTTGTGGCCGACCGTCCATTTCGCTTTGAATTTCATGGCCTGGTCCCCTGATTGGAGAGAAAGGAAAACCCGGGCGAACACCGTCCGCCCGGGCGATGATCACGCCGGCCCGTTAGGGAATGACGTTTTGCAGGAAGTACCCGAGATCCGCGGCGGCGATCACTTCCTTGACGCTCTCACCGGAGCGAACCCGAACCGAACCGCGAAGGCCCATCTTGGGTTCGTCCATTTGACCGGCAACGATCGCCCCGAATTGGGCCGTGTAGCCGAAGGTGATTCGACCGTCATCGTTGCGCGCTAGTTGATCGCGATGGATCAACGAGCAATGTTTGCCCCATACGCGGGAATAGGACGCCGTTTGGCCCTTCTTCGCCGTGTTGAAATGAGACTCGCCGACGAGGATCTCCTCGAGCTCAAAGAGCTCGGCGATCTGGCGGCGATTGGCGATCCCGGAATCGCCGGAGTTTCCGTGAACCGCTTTCGCGATCTTCGGATGGCGTGAGAGGTACGTGAAGGGCGACCGACCGATGATCATAACGTTCGGCCGAATGAGCGGAACGTCGAGCGCGTCGGAGATCTCGACGACCGGATCCGAGTTGGCCGTGTCCGACCATTGATCGGTTCCCGAAATGGTCTTCTTGTTGCCGGTCGGATAGGTCGCCGCGGCGAAAACCGTATCGGCGACCCGCTTTTCGCGATCAAGGTGGACGAGCTCGGTCAATCGCTCGGCCGCGTGACCGATCGGATCATGACTCGCGTTGTCGACGTCCTTGTTCGGTATGACGTCGTCGAGACCGTAATCTTCGGTCGAGGACTCGATCTCCTCGGCCGTGAATTCGACCTCGTTCGGCACACTCTTTCGGCCGACCTTGGTATCGGGAATGGTGAATCCATCCTCTTTGGTGAATTTTTGATATTTGAATTGCTCCTTTTCGAGGGGCGGATTCAAACGCGGTAGAACGCGATCGGCGATAAGCCGGGCGTTCCGGTAGGACATGGCGATCCCGGTCAAGACGGGATCGACGGGGAAAGGTGCATTGACACCCATAGTTGACGCTCCTTTTTTCAGGCAAAAGAAAACCCCGGTCCCGCGCCGCGGGCCGAGGTTCGAACCTCAGAGATCGGAAACGATCAGGCCTAGCCTTGCATCGATCCCGGTTGAATGGACATCGGACCGATATCGCCGTCGACGGCCGAGACCAAGGCGACGCCAATAATCCGATTATTGACGCCGGTCGCCGGTGCGGCGGCGACGGCCTTCCCGCTGGCATCCGACGTCAACAAAGCGCCGCGGGTGACGGTGCCGCCGTATTCGACGTCAGCGATCCCGGCGACGATGAAGTCGACGCGATCCTCGGCCGCGGCGGCGCCGACGGCCTCACAAACGCCGATCAAGGAATCGGTCGCCGCGGCGCCCTGGATTACGTGATCGTCGTCCGCGCCGAACTTGACGATCCGATGTTTCGTGATCGCCGCGCCGGCGAGTTTGCTTTTGTTCAAGAGGGGATTCATGTTCGGTTACCTCCTTTTCTGAAACCCACAAACGAAGGGCGCGCCGGCCTTAGCCGGAGAATCCCAACTCCGCCGCGGCCTGGGCCGAGCTCATAATCCGGCCGTCCTTTTCGGCCTCGGCGATCTTGTCGCGGATCGCCGCGGCGACGGCCTTCGGATCGGTTTCCGACTTGGCCGTCGTTTCCGTCGGCGCCGCCGAAACGTCCGGATCCTCGCCGCGAAGATTGGCGATCGTATCGGAACCCTTTACTTTGACGCGCTCGAGCAAACGCGCCGATGCTTGCTCGACCGTGCAATCGGGATCCGCCTTCAAATCGGCGACCAGGTCGTCGACGCCGTCGAGACCCTTCGCCGCGTTCTCGATACCGAGGAGACGGTCGCGTTCGGCCTTGGCCGCGTCGTTCGCGATCGTCGCCTTTTCCTCGTCGGTCAAGGCGACGACCTGGTCGCTTTGAGCCGTGGTTTCGCCCGTCGCCGGCGTCGACGGTTCGGGCGCACTGTTGACCGTACCGGTCAAGGTTTTGTCTGCCATGGAATGAACCTCCGTTTCGTCAGACACTTGCGCCGCCGCGTCCGGTTCGGGATCCGAACCCTCGAGAAGTCCCGCCGGCGCGTTGCGGAACCTGGACAAATCGAAACTTGCGGCGATTTCGAGTGGTTGCTCGAGCTCGTCGGCGAAACCCTGGTCGACGGCGTCGGTCGCCGAGAGCCAGGTCTCGGCCGTCATCATGCTTTCGATGACGTCGGTCTCGAGGCCGGTCTTCGCCCGGTAGGCGGAAACCAGGCTCGACTTGATCTTGTCGATCACGTCCGCATATTCGCGGAGCTCGTCGGCCGTGCCGGCGATGACTCCGGCGGGATCGTGAATCATCATCATTGTGTTTTCCGGCATGACGACGCGATCGCCGGCCATGGCGATAACCGACGCGATCGAGGCGGCGATCCCGTCAACGTAGATCGTCACCGCGGCCGAATGACGTTTGAGCGAGTTGTGAACGGCGAGCCCGTCGAACACATTGCCGCCCGGGGAATTGATGTGAACGTTTAGGGCCTGGACCGGACCGAGCGCGTTGAGCTCGTCGATAAAGTCCTTCGCCCGGATCCCCCAAAACCCGATTTCGTCATAGATGAAGATATCCGCGACCGAGTCGGTAACGTTGCGGATCTCGAACCAGCGTCTCGACGTTGAAACCTCCTAGTTTTCCAGTAGTTCGGTTTGATCCTGATCGAGGGTCGAGGCCTCGGAGGATCCGATAGACGGGAGAGCAACGAGGCCGGCGTCGGTTTGACGATCGATCTCGTAGGCGAGTTGATCCGTCACGTTCTCGAAATTGCCGCCAGAGAGTTGCCCGATCTCTTGGTCATGGGTCGACAAGCGACCATCGATCCGCTCGCGGGCGGCCTTGGTTTCCTTCAACGGATCCAGTTGTCCGGCCGCGTCGCCGATCCACTGACAACGGAGCCAGGCGGCGCGAACGAACGGATCCTCGATGAACCGGGGAAGCGTGATCGCCTGGCGAGCGACGGCCTCGACGACGAGGGCCTCGTAGAACGGTTGACAGGCCTTGCCGGCGAGCCAGGCGCGGCGCTTGCGGACGAATTTCCAGAGCTCGAGGAGCGCCGCCCGGCTTGCCGAATAGCTCGCCGTAAAATGCTTGATCAGGAGCTCGAACGGGATCTCGAGGGCGGCGCCGACCTGGCGCAAAAGAGAGACGACGAACGGGTCGAAACCGCTATTCGGTCGATCGGAGGAAAAGCCCTCAATGGTCTCGTTAAGGTCGAGGATTACGCTCGTTCCCGGATCGACGAGCTCGATCGTATCCCCCTTGCCGTCCGTCGAGTTTGAATTCGTGAGCTCGATCGCCTCCTCGTTGTCCGCCTTGACGGTGACGGCGAAACACGAATTGATCACCGCGGCCGTGATCTCGGCCTCGGAATAGCGGGTTAGGTCCTTGAGAACCCCGATCACCGGCGCCAGGTAGGGAACGCCTCGCGATTGACCTGGTCGCAGCCGGTCAAACAAGTGTATGACTTGGCGCATTCCGGACCGTTCACCGAAGGCCGGGACCCGGGTCCAGGTCATACCGCCGCGGGTGAATCCGTCGCCCGGATGTTTGTCGGAAACGAAATAGGCGGCCGGAGCGCCGTCGACGTCGTACTCGACGCCGGCTTTCAACCTTTCGCTATCGCGAACGCGATCCGGATTCGAAAGGCGATCGGCCTCGACGACCTGGACCTTCAAACCGAACGGAGCGCCCGGGCGTTCTCGAAACCGTTTGACGGCGAGAACGTCGCCGGCCTCGAGGGCCGATCGGAACATGAGATCTTGCAGCCCGTAGAAGTTTTGGGTCCGCGTAATGTCGCATTCCTCGCTTTCCGCCCACGTATCCCAAAGGGCGCGGAGGATCCCGTTCACTTCGGCGGCCTGGTTTCGGTCGAGGCCGAGAACCTTTGTATTCACGTTCGGGTGTGGACGGATCCCGGTCCCGACGACGCTCGTCGTCGCCGTGCTAATCGCCCCCGTCGCGAGCGGCGCGTTACGGACCAGGTCATGAGATCGGGCGCGGAGTTTCGGGAGATCCTTCAAAGCGGCGCCGTCGGCGTCACGGTTCGAGGGATGCCAGCCAAACAGGCCGGAGCGTTTCGACCCGGCGCCGTCGTACCCGCCGGAAAGCGCCATGATCGAGCGCGCCCGCATACGGGAAACAGCCTTTTCCGGTGCAAAATACCCGACGACCCGGTCGGCCAGGTTCGCCGGCGCGACGACGGCGCCGGAGGTGTTTTTCTGATCACTCATGACGGGACAAGCCTCACAGTTTTCTTGCCGGAACGGGACCAACCGCCGGACCTGGCGATCCCAATATTCGATGTTCTCGCGGATCTCCCTCGCGTTCGCGCGCGTCAACGTGCGTTCGCCGATCGAATAGCTTTGGCCCGCGGCGACCTTGGCGTCGGCCGCGATCCATTTAGCGAGTTGAGTCTCGGCCTGGGTTTTCGTGATACCTGCCATTGATACCCCTCCGGATTAACGCCGGCGCCGGCGGCGCCGAACGGTCGAGTTTGGTAACGGGTCCGGCTCCGCCGGTTGTTCGGGTTTCGGGTCGCTCGCCTTCGCATTCGCCGGCGGCGGGATCTCGAGGTCCCGCGGGCGGCGCGCCCATTTCGGAACGCGCCGAAGATCACAGGCCTCGCCGACGAGCCGGAGAAAGGCGACGTAGTTGTAAACCTCGAGGTCGAGCGTCTCGTTCCGGGCCGAGACCTTTTTCCAAAAGGCCCCCTCTTTCTCCTCGGCCGTGAGCTCGTCGAGGTGTGCCTCGTCGAGGTCCTTCGGGAAGTGAATGAAACCCGGTCCCGGCGTCTCTCGGCGGAGACGGACGTTCAAAATGTCCTTGGCCTGGTTGACGTTCGGAACCCAAAGCCGCGCCCCGGTCTTCTTCGGCCGCCCCCTGGCATCAACCTCGAGATAGGTCGGCGCCGGCAAGAGTTTGGCGTTCGGATTGTTGCCGCCCTTGATCAAGGTGATCTGTTTCGATCCGACGCCGGCGTTCCGCGCCAGGTGAAAGAAACGAACGGCGTTCGCCGAAACGTTCTCGAGTCCGCCCGTGTCGATCGCCGTCGTCATGATCGGGAGCTCGACCTCGGTCCCGGCGATGACGTAGCGGGCGAGAATGACGCGCTCGAGGAGGACCGCCCAATGTTCCGGCCGGCCGGACGGATCGATATTGGTCCGCCCGTCGGCGAGTTGTCGGATCGAAAACCGATCGACGATCCAACTCTCGAAATCGGCGGCCCAACCCTTTACCTTTACCTCGACCTCGAACCGATCGTGTTGGTTGTCGACCGCCGCGGTCAAACACTCGACCGCCGGATCGACCTCGCCGAGCCGGAAAGTCTCACGGCGGCCGGCCAAGGCCTCGGCGTCGATCGGCTCTTGCCCCTCAACCTTCGATTTGTAGTTTTTCCCGCCCCGCGTGTTGAAAAAGGTCCGGAGCGATTTCTCGTCCTGGCGGATCGCGAAATCGAGATCGGCCTCTCGCCAGAGCTCGGATAGGCGCCCCCAGGACGTGAAGCCGGCGAGGCCGTCAAAACTGAAACTCGCCGTCGACGATCGCCGGAGATCTCCCTTCACTTTCCCCGACGGCGTGACCGATTGCTCCGGACCGATCCAGGTCCCGGCCGCGTTCATTTCCTCCTTAGACTTCGGCTCGATGATGCAACCGTTATTCGGGCAAACGACGTGAGCCGAGGACCGGGCGTCCTCCGGTGTACCGGCGCGCTCGAACCGGAGATCCCGCTCGAAATCCGGTGCGAAGAAGTCCCCGCATTCGAGACAAGGCCAATTCCACCGCTCGTTGGTTCCCTTGGCGACCTCGGCCTCGATCCCCCGGTTCGCGCCGAGGGACGGGGAGCTCCCGACGTATCCGACCTCGTAACCCTCAAACGTGGTTTGCCGGGCCTGGAGAAGGCCGATCGCGGATCCCTCGCCCTCGATATCCTCCGGGACCCGATCGAAATCGTCGATCACGAACCGCGGCGCCGGGTGCGATTGCAATTGCTTCTTGACCGGCCAAAGGAACATGGTCTCGCAGCCGGCGAATAGTTTCATCTTCGCCGTATCCGCCGACGGGTCGTTTTGGCGGAGCCGTTCGCGCATCTCCGGGCAAAGGCGGATCATGTCGTCGATCCGCGTCTTCACATAGGCCCGCATGAGATCCTTGTCGGCCTGGAGCCATAGCAGATTGGCCGGGTCGTAGATGACCGAATGCAAAAGCCAGTTGTTCTGGATCTCGCTTTTCGCCGCTTGCGCCGGCCCCTTGAAAACGACGAGCCGATAGTCGCCGGATCCCAGGCAATCCATAGGGCGGACCGTCCAAGGAGCGCGCCAATTCTGCCAGGGTTCCGAGTAACCGCCGCCCGGGTTCTCGAGTCGCCGGTGACGCTCGGCCGCTTCGGATACCGAAACCCTTTCCGGCCAACGGAGGAGCTCGGCACTCTTGGCGAAGATCCCGGCGGCCGATCGGTAGCCGGCGATCTCAGGCGATCTTACGGTCGACGGCATCGTGTAGGGCCTGGACCTTGTCGACGGCCCGGTTCAATGCCGAGGCGAAAAGGTTCTCGAGATAGCGACGATCGTCTCGATCGAGACTAAACCTCTTGACGATCTCGCGGGTCATCGCCTGGCTTTCTTGGCGGAGCGTTAGAAAAACCTCGTCGGCGCGGACGAGCCGGCCTTGTTGCTCGGCGAGTTGGTTCTCCTTGAACCGGACCTCGACGAGCCGTTGACGCTCGGCCAGGCTCAGGCCCTCGGCCTCGGGATCTGTGACCGCTTCGCCGTAGAGCTCGAGGGCGGGTTGATTGAGCTCGTCGCGCCGCTTGGCGTCGGCCGCGGCCTCGGCCCGATCGCGGGCGTCGTAATACCTCTTGACCTGGCGCGCGTCGAATTCCCACTCGACGCCGTTCCCGCCGCGTTTGCGGATCGGGTAGTTCTCCGGATCCCGTTGGATATCCGATCGGAGCGTGTTCTCGGATTTCGAGGTGACGAGCGACAACTCATTGAGGTTGACGAGCCAGGCCTTTGCCGACCGCTTACCCTTTGTTGTCCCGCGAACCCCGTTCGCCATGTTGGCCGCTCCTCGATAGAGGCCCGGGATCCGTCGACCCCTGGCATTCAAACATCAACCCGAATAACAACCCGCAACCCTCCTCGGATTCCGGTGACACACACGAATCGCGCTGCCGCCCCGCATACGTTTCGAAACCTCAGAAGGACCCGCGCCCGAAAGAGGGACGCCCGGCTCGAGGCCGGGCGCCGTGAAGTCGAAACGATGGAACAGAACGAACGATCGGCCGGTTTTCCCGGCCCTGGTCACATGGCAACCTCCGGACCTGGCAGGAAAGAGCGCGAAAAAAAATGCGCCGAACCAGAGGTTCAGACGCATTCATCGGACGATGACCGATTTAGGGTTGATTCCGTCCCCGCGTCAACGGCCGGCTTTAACTCCTTGATCCAACCGGCAATTTCCGCGTACCGAGTGAGCGCCTCGCCGATAGTTTCGGCGAATCGGGTCCGTCGAACCCGGATCCGGTAATAGTCATAGAGTTGCCGCGGCCCCATGTTGTCGACGACCAAGTCGAGGACGAGTTGAAGTCGAGTCACCCGCTCGCCCTCGAACGCCGGCCCGCTCATTTCAACCGACCATGGTTTGTAGTGATCGCGCCAGGCGGCGAGGAGATCCCCGTCCATTCGCTCGAGCGGTCCCCGGTAATTACCCATGGACCCCCGAGGCATTCCCATTTCTTTGCCGAGGGTCCGATAAGGGTAGAGTGCGCGGCCGATCTGTTCCCATACTTGGCGGATCTCGATCGCCGCGATTTCCTGATGTTTGTCAAAGGTGCCGGCGACCGTGAGCTTTCGGACGACGTCGCTTTTCAGTTTCTTTTTCGTGTTCTCGGTAGCGCCGAGATCCCCCCCGTCTTCTCTGCCTGGTCGTCGTCCCTTTCCTGGCGAACGGAGAGGCGGATCCGCGCAACCGTCTCGGCGAGACGATCGTCGAATAGGGCCTCGAGTTGGTCCCGGCGTTCCCGCCAAAGGCGATCGTATTCGTCATTACAGGACCTCGCTGTCCGATCTAGATCGTTTGCGATCCGCGGCCATCCCCGCTTAGGCGACGATCGCCGCCAGCGAACGAGCTTCTTTCGGTCCTCCTCGGTCCAGGCCCGGCGCCTATGAGCGAGCGTCGATTTCCGTTTGGGAGCCTGTTCTGTTGGGTGTGACTGTGACGGCATTTCGTCAACGGTAAGCGTATGCGTTTCAACGTCCGCCGGTTTGCGTTTCGTCTTCTCAGTCACCGCCGCGCCTCTCTCGTCCCTGTTCCTCGTTGTGTTTGCGAATCCGGTATTCGGCGCCGCGCGCTGCCAAACTTTGAACGTGAAACTCGATCTTGCGCTCGAGGATCTCCTCGAGGTCCGAGCCGAAATTTCGGTTGATGAAATCCTCGAACGTCTTGGTCGGAACGAGGAGCTTGATCGTCTTGCCGTCGTCCGCCTCGACGACGATAGGCGCGATCCAGGCCCCGAACGTCTCCTCGCCGATCCGTCCCTTGATCCGCTCAAGGTTGTCGTTCCAATGCACGTAAGCGAGGCGGCCCTTTGGGTCGCCGCCCTCGCGCGCGCGTCTGGATTCCCTGGATTCCCAGGATTCCCGGAACGTGGTTCCGATTCGTTGGACTGAGATTCCGCTTTTGAGGAATGAGAGTCCGCACCCTTTTCCGAACCGGAACCTGAGTCCGGTTCACCGGAACATGGTTCCGGTCCGTAAAGTCTCATAGCCTGTTCGATATCGAGACGATAGGCCGTCCCGCGGACGCCCTTTACCCCCTCGGCCATCTTGACCATGACCTTTTGGTCCTCGAATTTCGTCATCGCGTTGCGGACGGCGCGCGTCGAACATAAAGCCATTTCGGCAATCGTGGTTTGCGCGCATTTGATACTGGTCCCGTCCTTGAGGGCGAAACTGGCGTAACAAGCCAGGATTAGTTTTGGGTCTGTCCTAGCTAAGGACGTTTTTGTCTCGAATTCACCCATGTCTTTAATTGGTTAAGCAGTTCCCGGTGATCACCTCCATTGAACCGCCATTCGCACTCTTTTAGGAACAGGTGAAAGCTCTGTTTCGGGATGCCGTTAAAGCGCCGCAGATGCCGCTTCGCCTGGTTCCAGAAGTTCTCGATCCCGTTGATGTGATTCCGTTCATCGACGAACTTCTCA